GCAAACCAAAGTTCATACCCGTTTTGAGTATGATATTACCAGCCCCCGTTGTTGTTCCGTTGACCGTAAACATACCTGTTGTGTCATCATAGGTAATTGTTAAACCCTGACCCGTAATACTTGAAGCAATCGTATTGACTAAAAGGTTTTTAACCGATTGTCCAGCAATTTCAACTTTTAAGATATTGCCCGACTTAACACCCTCTAATTGATAATACTCATAGACATCGCTTGTAATGCCAACATAACTATCATAATTATCATTATTAACATCGACACCTAACTTTTTAATTAACTGCTCTTGATTAACTCGTAAGGTATCAATGCGTTCTCTGGCTTCTTTTAAGTATTCGCTATGAGTTGATACTTGTGCCGATGTATTTTGAGCGTATTTAACCTTGAAATCAGCAGGGATACCACTATCATAAATGGCTTCAATTTGTCCGTAGTTCCAAGCACTAAACACTTTACCCAACGGACTTGCTTCGGCATTACCATTTTGCTTAACGATATAGCCACCTTGCCAATATTCTCCGGCTCTTAAAGTAATGTCGAGTGGCAATTCATCAATGACTTGTGGATAATAAATCGCATTACCATCATTATATTTTAGTGATATGGCGGTATCAACACCATTGGGATAAAGGGCGTGGATAACATGGTCGGGGAAACCGTTTTGCACCCATATATCCATTTGCTCTTTGATTTCATCGTTAGTTAAGCGTGAGAATAAAGTGCCTGTATCGTTGACAACACCAGCGTTTTTGAACTCGGTAATGTTATATGCACCTAAATAATCAAAAGATGAAACAGTTGGAGGACTTGAATTTGCACGATTATCCAAAACATATAAGCGAGAATCCGATGCTCCAACAGTAACAGTCTTACTAAAAAACTGCATTATATCGCCAACAGGAACTTCAACACGATTGGCATATTCTACATATAGATTAGTTTCACTAAATGTCGTTTTACCTTTACCAAAAATATAGTATTGAGTTCCAACAATAAAGTTATAAGGATATCTAATACCTCTAAAACCGCCTGTCGTTTCATAAGACAAAACGCCATTAACCAAAGACACATTTAGAACTGTCCCATGTAAAGCAAACCCATCAGGTATGTTATCGCTATTGCTATCTATCAGTAAATCTCCATTGCTAACCAAGTTAGGCACACGGTTCATCAAATCACTAACAAGTTTAATCTTTCTGGTAAGTGCGTTCATCGTGATAGGTGCTGAAATCTTGACATTACCACTATAATCAACACTATTGACTTTAACGATTTGATTATCGGTAGCATATTCGATGACCTTATGTATCGCACCATTTTCACTTGCTTTTATTAAGCGATAGGCAACACTTGGCTCAACACTAATGAAATCACTTTCTCTTAAAGGAACATTAACCATTGGCGTATGCGAACGATTACAAGCACTATCAAGAATAGTTTTGTATTGGGCGTCAGTTAAACCACTTGGCAAGATACCACGAGATACTAAATCCGTGATGTCAATTAGTCCTGTATAATCTAAATAAATCGGTATAAAGCCACTTGTTAAATTAGTTGTTAAATCAAAGCGATTATTAGTAGTGGTTTTAATTCCAATTTTACTCCCAAATTGAAATTCATCATTTCCACTATGAAAAATTGTCATATTCCTATCAAAACCATATCGAGTAAAATGAGTATTAGCGCTTTCGCTTCTAAAATAAATAAATTCATAATAAGTATGCCCAACAATAGCAGTGCCATTATTAGGTATGTATATAGAACCATATTGAATGGTTGGCGTAAACTTTGCTATTCCGTTAGTTAAAGAAATATCAGTAGCACCCCAATAATCAAAACCCAAAGGTTCATTTTCATTTGGACTTGCTTTTGGTATCAGTAAATCGCTATTGGCTACGAGGTTTTCACTTTCTAAACTTGTGAGTGTATTAAACTTTCCATTGAATAGATTATCACTCTTGCTAATTAGTTTATTGATATGAGTAGGATAACCTTGCTCTAACCATATGCCAAGTTGCTCGGTAATCTCGGCATCACTTAATTCGCTAAACAAGACACCACTATCATTTTTAATACCTAACGATTTAAGTGTAGGAATATCGCTTGTCGGTAATGTATTGCCCGTAATCTTAACTAACTCGCCACTATCGTCTTTAATTTCAATAGCATCGGTGGCAGTGATTTCACTTCGCAAAGCAAGATGTTCGGCTTCGACAAATGCTGGTGCTAAAACTTCATCGGCTAATTCATCAATAGCATCTTGGACATTCTCGGCATCCAAAGCGTTCTTGACGGTCTTATCGAATACAACATTCTCGGCTTCTTGGGCGACATACTTTTGCCCGATGATTTTAAGTTCATAACCAGCGGGAGCAGTGAAAGTGCAGTTAGTCGCACCAATCACGAACTTAATCTCTGAATTATCAAATAAGATATATTCGTAAGCATCGACTAAACCAACGGAAGTATCGAAACTATCGGTATCAATTTCTTTACTCGAAGTATTGATAGCAAATAGTTTAAGGACATCATATTCTTCAAGTGTCGCTTTCGCTATCGTTTGTCCGTTAGTTAAAGCGGTAGGTGTTAGTAAAGCACTCGACCAACCATTTAGGTCTTTAAGAGCATCAATGTATTCTTTATTGTAAGCATCAGTAATACCATAACCAGCGATTGTGGTAGGTTTACTAAGAACTTGTTCAAAAGTAGTGCTATGTGGATTATTAGTAGATTGTCTATGAGTATCACTTAATGCTACTTTATTCTTTTCGATATCACTATAATCATTCTCTGATAAACCTTTACCCTCATCTTTATCTACTTTACCAGCAAGAGCAGTTACTAAATCAGCACCTTCGGGATAAGTACTGAAAATCGCTAATACTTCGTTAATTGTATTAACAACGACATCAGCATCACTTTCAACACCTAATAGAGCGTGCAAGGCGTCTAACCTTGCTTTATCGGTGGCGGACATTAAACCGCTAACACCTTCGATTGCTTCGCCAATAGCACTCTTAAACTCGCCAAGCAAAATGTTATCGGCTAAATCAATACCGAGTATCGTGCGAGTGGACGGAACTTTGGCGTTTAGAGCAGTTGTTAAATCAGCATTGGTTGGCAAATCAGTTAACTTTGCTTTATCGGCGGATGACATAAGACCATTTTTGGTTGTGGTTGCCTCTCTTAAAATAAGGGTGGTTAAAACAGCATTTAATTTATTGCGTAATGCGATTTTCAATGCAACATCATCGTTGTCAGTATATAGTGATGCACCATAACTTGCACGAATATTGTGTCCGCCCTCATCTAATTTCGCCTTACCGACAAGTTGCGTTCCCGTAATAATAGCACCGAATAAATTATCAATGCCGACAAAATGTCCTTTTGCGGTCGAAGTTGTTGGTGTGTAGTTGGTTGGACTAAATGTTTCTTTGATAAAGGAACTATCAATTACGATTGCATCACTTAAAACTTTATCTTCACCACTTGCGACAACCTTATAAACCACTAAAGTGCCAATATCTGTAATGACAAACAAAACCGAATTAACCAAAATGTCAGTTAAATCTTCGGGAACACTTGTTAAAACATGAGGATATAGAATACTATCATCAGTTATAAAGCCCTCTAACATAGCGACCAACGCATTATATTGTTCGACCGTAATGTCTGGACTTTCATCATAGACCGTTTTTTCTAATGATATTGGAACTAAACCACTTGCGACAACTGTGCCACTCGCATTGCGAACGCGGACGGTTGCTTTCAACGAGCCATCTTGTGCCATGATCCATTCGTCATCAATGACTAACTTAAATCCACTATACAATGTTCCGCTATAAGTGAAATCAGCAAGTGTCATCGGCAATTCGGGTGATTTTGAACCATCGGCTCTCTCGAACATTATATAAGCACCATAGTTATAATTAGCAAAGTTTTCAAAATGGCAATAGATTTCATGCCCTACATCGCCTTGCCGAAATACGCCTAACGATGGGTCAATGTGCGACGAAATATCGTTCGTATCATCGAATAATATAATCAATTTGTTTGCCATAATGTTTGTGTCCTTTCGGTTTAACTTCTCTTTTAATTATAATTTACATATTATGATAATAAAATACTAAATTACGAAATGCCTTTGATTGCGCTCACAATCGCCCTAACGCCGGTATCTGCACCGTATTCTCCATTGAATGACGACATACCTTTTGCGCCATATGTTTTTGCAACGCATTTAATCGTATAACGCCCATTTCTTACCGTTTGTGTTATTGTCCAATTTAATAGCGCTAATGCCGATAATACACCGCTGACATAAACCGCCAAATCATATGTGTTCATAGAACCGCGCCCAAATAGATTAACCTTATATTCATTACCGCCGATGACGAATTGTAGAATGTCGTTTAATATGCTGTTTTTGGTATAACCGCTTGTAAATTCAAAATATACTTCTTCATATCTTGGCACAGGCGTGCTTGGTATTTCGTTTACCCACGATGCCATTGACGAAGCTGTAAATGTCTTGGAATCTCTCGACCGCCTAACATTCAAGTAGAAGTCGCGGTGTTCATTAACACCAACTCGCTTATTCACAGCCACCAATAAACGCCCACTATTGTCGCAAATTGCATAACTGCGAAATGATAAATAATCGCTGCTATTCCACCCGGAAGTGCTGATCTTTGAACTATCGTTGCCATCGCTGACCGCTATCGTTATTCCACTAACTTCACTGCCTTGTCCAATGGTGTCGCCTTGCCTATATACATATGTTGTTGAGGCAAAAACTTTGACTTGATTATAGAAAGCATTGGTATCTGCGACCATGTGTTGCTGTTCAATGAATAGCGGTGTAAAAACGATGTTAGGAGTATCGGCGCAAAACTCGAATTGATAATTAAAGTTTATAATTTCGCGATTGTCTTTATGATTATAAAATGGATTGCGAAACACAATATCGGACGGATTAACATAATTCACCAACGGCTTAATTCGTGATTTAGCATTTTGCGCGTTGCTTTGCGAAGTATCGATGACAGCACCATCGGCTGCCCAAGTAAAATCATTATCGCCAGGTGAAAGTTTGCGGGCTAACTGAATAAAATACGATGATTGTGTTGCATCGTTTCCAACGGTGTATTTATAGAAATCTTGGAGATGCCCGCCCGTCGCAAAATTCGTTTGTGCGATATAGTTGCTGACGATAGTGTTATCTAAAAATCCAAATGTGAATATGATGCTCTTATCGGTAATCAGCTTTACGACATCCAAAGCGAAAGCATCGTTTGATGGAAGACTAACAATCGCATATTTAATCGGCAGCGCTGATGGCGCAACACTCCACGCATTAATCAGACGAAACAGCAATGTGCGGGCAAAGCCACGACTTTCACCGCTTGTGAAGAAATTATACTCGTCAATCGGATAATTATTTTTCGCTTCAAATGAGAACTCGCAATAATGCTTTCTCAATAAATCTTTCTTGAACGCTTGTGAAGCATCGACAACTTGCCATGAGCGCCTACGCGCGTTAATGCTTGTTAAATAATTGATATTTACATAGTTTTCGCTCATTATGCCCTTAAATGAAATTATATTATCGTGAACGCTCAACTCACGCCTAATCAATGTATAATCACCCAAGTAATCGCCAAGTGTCGGTATATCATCTTCACTTGTGTATTCTCCATATATTGTTTTTGTTAAATTGCCTAAACGATTTATTTTATCGGCTTCGACTTTGGCTTGTAAGCGCACATCTACGAATGGTTGTGTTTGATTGTCGACCAATGTGTTATGAATTACATTAGTGGGTAAATGTTTACCAACCGACATTTTCACATCATCTTCGGTTAAATATTCGACCTTGAAATACCAATTGTCCAAATGGAGCGATTTGTCGACGGTGTGTTTATATACCGATGTCGGCAATAATGAACTCCCTCTGCTTGGGTTTTCTGGATGATTGTCAAACGCTATCGTGCCGTATTTTATGCCTAACATTGAATTGCCATTAGTGCCGCCGCTAATATACTCGAACATATTGGTAGCGACATTTTTATCCCATATTGCGCTCGTATCATATACTTTCGACCATCCCTCAATGGTATTTTTCCCGCGCTCCCAAAATACGCAACGCTTTTTTGTGTCAATCGGCAATGTTTCATAAATGCTTTTTTCTTCAACGCAGTGTGAAATTGTTTGAGATAAAGTTTGCCCCGACACGCTATCCGTCCAAGTGTATGTGCCATTGATAATGTCTATTTCGGCATATATGCTCCCATTATATTGAACTTCTGTGCCTATCTGCTGAACTTTGCCAACAACCATTCCGCATATTTTCAAAGATAATAACTCATATATTGGTTTTTGCGTTTCAACGCGGGCATTATTGGTGGTTAGTAAGGCGTCGTCGCTATTACGCCATCCAACATAATCAATAGCACGAACGCGACTATCAACACCGCTTATTGATGATTGTGAGGCATTTTTAATTGTGATTTCTAATTCGTTCGCGGTATCTTGTGCCGATTGCGTTTCTTCAATAAACGATAAGTTGGAAGTATCAATCGCACTCCCCTTTTTGCTCAAATCGACAATTGTTATATAGTTATCACAATCAACACTGCATATACAACCGATAGTTGCTAAAAGTGTATCGATGGCTTCGCGCAGGGTTGTTTTATCATTCAATTGTATTTCGGGAACATTGGTGTTTTTTAATGTAGTTTCGTAATCGCCAAAATCAAACTGATAAATTGGCTCGTAGGTGGTGGTCAATCCGGCGAAATTAAACAATGCTTTCGGGCAGTAATCATCTAATAGTTGCAATAAAGCGTCATATACCTTTAATGATAAAGCACGCTTGGTGTATGACACCGCCGGCAATACAATTCTTTCCAGCCCTTTCGTTTTGGACATCGTGTTAATCGTGTATTCATATTTTGCAGGATTAAACGATACTTGCTTTTTAATAAAGTTATCAACTAAATACATTCTTCGCTCAATGTTGTCGCCCGTAATCTCGACAATGTCGAATGGCTGTATGTTAATGTCGCTCATCGGGGGCAAAAAGATTGTGGCACTGTCTAATGTTTCATTGAGATTATCAATCAATATCGCACCAGCAATAGTGGGGTATTCAATGCCATAATAAACGCCGCTTTCATCATATTCTATTTTGCCTTCCGTAATTTCGATATCATAATCAAAGATTATATGATTTGTCACCGAGAATGATTGTGTTTCAATTGCCGACATTGTGAATAAAGGCGTTGTGGTTTCGCCATATTGGTGATTGGTTAAAGTGAAATCAAAATCAGGCGCAATAACTTCAATACTGCCATTAGAAATGATGTTTCTTGATGATGATAGATAAGTTGGTTGGGTGGTAATTGTGATTAACTTCTCGCCATAATTTTTAGCGGTTATAGTTAAAACATTATTAATATAAGATAATGTAAAGTTATTAGTTATATCGGTTATTCGGTCTAATTCCTCGTGTATATGTCTGGTGCTATCGTTTGCCGATAAATCAGATAAATATATCAGTTCACAATCGATATTCGCAGTTATGTTATCGGGTAAAATGGTAAAAGTTAAGGTGTGTGAGTGTGGCTCTAAAACTGAATACCGACCAAAAGTAAACTTTGTTTGATGATAGGTAGGCGATTGATTGAATAATGTTAGAGTGGCGGGCAATATTGTTCCATCGGTTTTTTTAGTAATGATAACCGAATCATACTCTTGGGCAATATCAAAAACGGAAGGAAATGTTGTGGCGTTGCCAAAGACACCACCCACATTAGTCCAAATTGCCGAATGAACGAGTGCTTGGGCTATTATGTCCGTATCGACACCAGCAACAATGTTATCTTCGAACCAATACTCTTGCCCGTCAATTGTTAGCATAACACCCCAATCAGTAGCGGTTGCAACGGTGCTATCATTTGTGATTTCAATTTCGACAAACGCTTTGGAATAATCATCAAAGTCGTCATCATCAAAAGCCGGTGCATCTAATTGCACATCGCTGTTATTAGTAAAGATAACTTCATTATCGCTTCCGCTTACTGACCAATCCGAGCCAGCGACATCAAAAAGAAAGGTTAATGCGCTCCTAATGTATTCAGCGGTTAAATTAGCGGTGGTCAGTGTTGTGTGGTCGAAATTAAGCGAGTGAGTAAGTGTTTCTTGATCAGATTCTCCGGTATAAACCTTTACATTGCTTTGTGTTTGATGCGGGGCGCTTGTAATTGTCCATTTATGTATTTGTTTTTGTTCAACCGAATAATAATTTTGAATAAGTGCATTTGCTTTATCGCCATAACTTTTAGCGACGAGCGTAATGGTTGCATTATTGAGTGTTATGTTCCAAAGACCACTAATGCCTTGTGTGATTAGATCATCGTATATTTTAGTAGCGGTTAAAATTGCGGTGGTTTGTATCGTGCTATCTAACGCAATACTATACTCGACATTGCTAAAATATAAAAGGGCTGTGCCACTATTTTGCACCGCACTCGTAATTGTTAATTCAATGGTTTCATAAGTTCCACCGACAATCGTGGCTTCGACTTCGGTTTCCGTTCCATTAGCGTGCCAAAACTTAATCATTTGTTCCCCTACTTCCGTCGGTTAAACTGTTGCCCGACCTTGCCAATAAATAACTCGCTTGGTAATTTTCCTTTTTAATGTTTTGCGCTATTTCGACTGCTTGTAAACCGTAGTTAAGACCAATGCCAATTGCCATCGCAACACCCGCTATCGGGTTTACTAATGTCGCTAACGCAACTTGCCCTATTTCCCCGCCGATTTTCATTACTGCTTGAACTTGCCTTTGCATTTCATAATCGCCCGTAAAGTTTCCAATATTGGCGATTGCAGTATTGGTGATTTGTTTAACGGTCTTAATTGCGGTGGTTGCTAAAATACTAACCGAAGCAACTTTACCTGATGCCATTTGCTTTGATGACTTCTCTTGTAATTCTTGCCCATCGCCTGCGGTTTCAACACCTTTTTCAATGCGGATTTTTACTTCTGGCATACTATAATTTCCTTTACGCTAATACAAAACTAACATTAATTGATGATAATTGATTTCTTGCACTCGACAATGTCGCGCTCATAAGTATCATCGTATATGTTTCGATACCGCCATCATTGAACTTAACCTGAATGGTGAATGGTGAATTGCCATCTATTTGCCCTGTCCTTATGGCTCGTAGCGTGTTGTTAAAGATTGTTGCCTTATTTATTGCACTAAACGATAAAGTCGTGCCAGCGAGCGTTTTAACATTTTTTGTTAGCTTTTGCCCCGATTGTGGCACGGGTCTAAATTCAGTAGCGTAATGAAGTGTGGCATTTAGCGGTTTATAGGAAACGCCATTGATTGTGATTTCGGTTATATCGCTAACCCCAAATGTGCTGAACAATGTGGCAATAATCACAAAGCGGACTAACTTATTCGCCCCACTTTGAATATCTCTTTCCATTAAAGCTGGCGATAAGAAATATAACATTGTGGATGTGCTTTCGCTAACCACCTTTGTATTGTTATATGTTTTAACAAACTGCTCTAAATCGGCTTGCGTTTCATCGGGTGTCGAAGTAATAACATCAATTTGAACTTGCCATGTTTTGCTTTCTTCGGTTAAGTTTCCCGCAAGGTCGGTTAACACGATTTGTGGTTTTACACCATCATATGCTAAATTGCGGTGGCGTGATACTTCGTAATCGCTACCTATCGTTTCTTCTAACCACGATTTGAAATCAAACTCGTTCATAATCAATTACCTTTCCATTAAATGCCCGTTAAGACTGAATATGCTATTCCTGTGCGAAGTGATGAATCATCGGGCAAACTACCAATATACGCACTAATGCTTCTCTCTAATACGCGTTCAATCCAACCTTCGTGTTTACCTTTGGCATTTACATAACTTGCATAATCAGTCGCCACTACTATATCGATGAAGTTTCCATCCAACATCACAAGGGTAATGCTCGCACGCATTTTGCCCGTTTTATATGGTGAACTCGCTTGCAATTCACTAACGATGACATTAGCAAGATTTATCATTGCTGTTGCGTCATCTATGTCGTTCATTAATTGATACCTCTTATTTCAATCTGCTTGGTTAACAAAGGTCGTGCGCTGGCGACCGCGCTTCTATCTTCATTGGCTTCCAAAGGAATCGAAACCACAATAAATAATTGGCGTGTATTTGCATTTAGTAGAAACATACTCGGTCTTAAATCATCACACTTAGAGGTTGTTTCAATGATGCCTGTATATTCTAAATTAGAAGTTATATTGCCATTTATGACAATCGGACGCCACGCAAAATCACTCTTTGCATAAATACGCCCTAATGGTTTTGTTTCGGGGATTAGTTTATTATTTTTGACAGCATTAAAATCATAATAATAATATGTGTCAGGATATTCAATTCGCCCATAGCGTAAATCCACGCCCATAATTAAGCCCTCACTACATTACAGAAACCGCCAAGAAAAAACTTTTGTTTGGCATCAGGCGCTAATTCAAGACCTTTCAAGTCCACAATTAAGGAAGTCGAGCGAATAAAACCACTATCAATATTTAACTTCCCGTTTCGCAATACATATTCGATTTGTTTGATAACACCTTTTTTGAAATAATCTTTACGCCATTCAAGTGCTAAACTAATATCTTCGTTCAAGCCATAATGAAACCGCAAGTAATCATAGCACCACTCCTGAATATCATTGATAAAGCGTTTAACTTTACCACTTGGATCATCATCAGTCGCCAACTCGAACTCTAAATCAACACCAAGAGCGGTCAATATATCACTTTTGGTTATATTTAATAGTGCCATATTTTAATCTCCTTTATTTAACTATCTATTTTTATTGTATATTACACACCACTGAAATTAAACAAAAAGAAAAGCGACGATTTTTAGGTCATCGCTTTAATGTGAAATCGCAAAAGGGTAAGCGATTAAGCACCTATGCTAAATTAAGACGATTTGGTGAATGTCTTTGAAAGGACATCACTGTTGGTGCAACCATTAGAAACACCGAGTGCTTTAATGGTCTTGGTGGCTGTAATCGTAATGCCCGTAGCGGGATCATAGAGCGTGGAAGCGGTTGTTGGTGTCGAGCCATCGTCAGTGTAATAGATTTTGCTATTTGCGACATCGGCTGACAAGGTGATTTTAAGACTAGCGCCCGTCCATCCACTTGAGCCATCAGGCGAAGCAGTCAAGACAACTTTGTGAGCGGTATGCAAACATACTGCAAACGGTAATCTCGCATCTTCGCTTGGTTGTAGGCGATTGACGGGGTTGGGCAACTGGAAGGCGATCCTCATGACGGCCCGGAGAGCGCACATATCCTGCTGCAAAAGGTTATAAAGAATTGAACCATCGGCTGGATCTTGGATGACGCCTTCGGTTAATAGTTTATAAGTGATGTCTTGACGAAGGGCAAAGACCGCTGATTTGAAATCGCCAACGATGAATTGCACCGTATTAGAGAACGAACCATTGACAACACGCACCTTTTTGAGGGCTTGCAGGTCAGTTCCTGAAATTGGATTGCCATCGGTATCCGCGATTGTGCGGAATAAGGCATTGAGGTCAGCACCACCGATGATTGCATCGGGAATGTAGCCAGCACCCTCAACCAACGAAATGGCATTCAAACCATTTGATAAGAATGAGGAACTGCCTTTACCGAACGAATATCCTTTGTCGATGGCTGCGGATTTGATGTCATCAGGATAGGACGCTGGTTTGTTTGTGCCAAATAGAACAGCACTATCAAACACACCACCAAAAGCTTCAATCAATCTTGGTTTAACTTCTCCCCAAATATCGTATTCGGCATCATCTAATACTGATTCGGGAATTGGGATGATAACAGCGATTTCTTCAGCGGTAAGATACTTGTTCGCCCAAATTTGCTCGCTGTATCGTTTAACACCATTATCGCCATTTACCCAATAGGCGACAGGTAGAGCGGAAACAACCGCCATTTTTTGCACTTTGCTCGACATATTTGGCAAGCGTGTGAATAGTTGCATAGCGACCGATTGTTCGGCGACGCCACGCACGATGTCTTGTGATACTTCTAACGGAATTAGAGCATCGGCATCAGTTCTTGAAATAAAACTCATGATTGTAATCTCCTTTGATTAATTATTTTTGCGGAATATCAATTCGTTTAATCGCTGATCGTAAAGCGTCATTGATGGCTTTGTTATCGGGTTTTGGTTTATCATTGCCATTACCGATTGAAGTTTCAATGGTTTTTTTGACAACGGGTTTTTCGTTTTCCGCGACTTTTGCGAATTGCGGTTTGTCTTTAATGTAAGCTTTCACATTATCGACTAATTTGTCGTCATTAGCAATTTCGCCCTTTTCGACTTTGAACGCAATATAATCAATAAACTCATCCTTGATTCCTGCTTCCACGAGTGATTGTTTCAACGCTGTTTCTTTCTCTTTGGCTTGGTAGGTTTCGACTTGTTTTTTGACTTCCTCGTAATCTTTGGTGGCTTCGCGTAATTCTTTTAACTCGGCTTCGATTTTAGAGAACTTATCTTTAGCGACATAATTGCCACTCGATAAATCGGCTAATTTTTTGCCCGTCAAGAACGCGTCGACTTCCTCAATTGTGAGGTTTTCATGGTATGCGTTGCCCATGAGTGTTTTAAGATTATCCATCCCTTTTCTCCTTTGATTTAGTTTATACTTCGGTTTACTCCGACATTAAGAAGCCCGTTTTTAATCGATGTCGGGACATCTACTAATTTTATAGTAATATACATTTAGAAATAAATAAATACTAATTTTTTAATCACTTTGCATTTCTTGCGCTCGCTTGGTTTCCTTGCGAATATCGTATCTTGCTCCCAAATCATCGGTTATTGCTTTAATGCTTTCCCGGTCATAGTCGCGTTTCAAATGGTTTTTATCGACGAACGATTTAGTTTTGCTTTGCCATTCACGCGTTTTACTTTTCATTTTTTTAACTTCGGCCAGATAGCGGTCATCTTTGGTTTCGTTATACATCTTTTCCATTTGGTTGGTTTTCTCTTTATACTTGCGAACGCCGCGTTCTAAATATCGTTGCTGTTGCATTTTCTCGTAGTTGCTACCTTTGTATGCCCCCTTATCAAAACCATATTTCTCACTAATCATTTTATCGCTTTCGGACATCGCGACATCGCCCGGCACTAAATGGAACTTGTGTCGGCAATTCGGTCTTGTCGTTAAACCATACATCGCTATTGCATCTTGCATTGACATTAAGTGATTATCGCTGATATATCTTCTTGTGCGTTCATCGATAACGCTATCGGCATTATAATACATCTTGCCTTGATATGGTGCATGATCTGGTGCTGAATCGCCATAACTATCGCACATATAAAAAACTTGATTTAATTTTGCACCACTTTCGATTTGCTGATTGGTGATTTCTTGACTCGCTGTGGTGCGAACATTCATTTCCATATATGATTTGAAGTTCATTTGCCGACCATTTTTATAAACAATTTTAAGTCCCTTATTAATGCCTTTTAGTGTTTGCCGTTTGATGACATCGTATAAATTGTCGGGTGTTGCCAATGCACTGACAACCCTTACTGCCTGCGTATGCGTTTTAAGCGCAACATTCGCCATTTGGATAATGCTACCGACCGCTTCCCGCTCGGCTTTGGCAATAACTTTTGCATATGATTTTGGTATTGTGCCTTTCACTTCGGTTTTGGTGATTTCGATATTGTCAGCATCAACTTCTTTGTATGCTAATAAATACACTTTGCGGACTTGTCGAGCAACCTTTTCGGCTTCATCTTTCGCCATTTTCAAAACTTCGGAACGATACTTTGCCATATTCGCTAATTGCTTGGCTTTCCATTGTTCGGGATTATTGACATATCTAAATAATTCTAATTGATTTCTAACGACAAAAACATTCTCACTTTTTGAGAAGTTATCGCCTAAAACATCGACTAAATCATCTATGCGCTGACTATTCATTCACAGCACACCCCTTTATTAGTTATTGCTTGGATTGTAAAAACCCGTTGCTTGTATATCTTCGGCAGTTATACCACCGCTTTGACTATCAATCTTTTCTTGTAATTCGGCAATCAACGCGTCCTTGTTCGGTTCATCAATGTAAACTTGTTCGACAAATTGTCTAACGGTCATTGCACCTTGCATCAAAGCTGGCAAGAACTTATTAATGCGACTCGCCAATTCATCATCGCCAAAGTATTTATTGACATTCTCCCTTGCGGTTTTTTCATCTTCGCCGAACCACTTAACACGATATTCGATTTTAGACATCAATCCACTTGCAACTTCCGTTCTATCGCTTTGCTTTTGTGTTTCAGTATCTTCAATGATGCCATCTGCAAACTTGATGTCGAACAATGTATCGGCAAAACGCTTGTTGGTGTATTGATTATAAAGCCATATGATCGTTTCGATTAAATCAAGGATACGATGGCGAAGTAATATTTCGTGGCGTCTAACATTTTGAGCGACATCGCTTTTTTCGCTAATAACTTGTGTGGCGGTCATAACACGACCTTTTTCAAACTTGTATCGTTCAATGCCGAGTCCGCATTTTAACGATAAGGCATTCCACTCGTCTTGAATGGCGGTTTGATGTTCGATGGCTCGAATGGTGCTATCTTGTATTTTAATTAATGGCTCGCCCTTATCAACCGCGTTGGGATTGTTTGGCAAATAATAATAGGTGGTATCATTTGGATCGAATGCAAACTCCAATTGTCCTGTTTCTTTATTTATCTTGCTTAACTCGTGACTAACATATACTCTTTTGCGACCAAGCACGAACTCGTTATGATAACTATCGACTTTGGTGTCAAGTGCTTTGAGCGTATCAATCGCATTGGCAAACACGCTAATCGGTAATGCACTATCGACTTCAAGGTTATTGACAATATTGGGGTGCAACAATGCAAATGTTGGTTTAGGGCAATCAAGCGGAATCTTGAAAACAGAATTGACGACCTTTGATTTGCTATTTACGGAAGCAACCGTAATATCATAATTGCCATTTTCATTAAGCAAGTGCAATGATACTTTGGTTTCGTTCGTGTTCTCGTTGATGAAAGCACACTCGGTTATTAACTCGTTTTTAATAGTAATCGGCACAATACGCAATGCACTATGAACTGATAAATCAATGCTTTTGATACCTGTAAACAATAATTCAGGTTGCTTGGTTTCTTCATTAATAACTTCTTCGGCTTCGGCTTCAATATCGACCGCTAATGCACCGAGCGAGGTTGCGAAACCGTACTCAATCGCTTTATTTGCTTTTGTCCAGAAGTCCATTTTCTCCAATTCGGCATCAAATGCTTCTTTATCGGCGGTAATGATTTCGACTTCTTCGTTCATCAAAAGCGACGCCCAATCTTCACATACCTTTTTCGCGCCTTGTGCTGATAACTTGCGCTGCTTGACATACTCGACACCATTGAAGATTTTGTAAAGGTGAAATGATGGCACTACGCCTTGATACCATTTAGTCCATAAAGAAATATAACTGCTACTTCCCGCAATCTCGCCATGCTCTTTAATTAAGTCCTTAATCAGTTTTTCATAATTCATAACTTTAATTCTCCTTCGTTGGCAATAATGCACCGCGTTGTAAGTCAACTATATATCTTTCGTAAGCGTATTCTAAACTATCTAATGTATCAATATCGGTCGAACCATCATCCAATCGTTCATCGTTTAATGCTTTCGGATTCCATACTGCACTTTGTAATGAGTCAATTACATTTTTGCAATGCGACAATACCCAAACGCGATTACTACCCAACAAACCAATCAATGTTCTAATTCGCTCATTTACGCTTTTCTTCAAAGCATAGCGGACATTGGTGCGACAACCGGCTTTGATACACGCTAATGTGATACCGCGACCAAGCACCGGTTCAGCACTATCATAATTGGTAAAAAATGCTTTACCATATTTATTGTAAACCATCGTTGCGAATTGTGTATATTGTAAGTTTAATTCATCGGGATCAACCATTGTGTTAATCGTTTGACTTTCCAAGACGATCATATCGCGATAACCCATTGTGAAGCCGACTGCGGTAAATGCGTGTTTTGAACGATTGCCGCCAAAGTCAATACCGACTTCAACTGCCATCAGTGGCGGTGCTTTATCAATAATATAAGATTTGGGATTATCGGCAAACTTTTTATAGATGATGCCCTCTGCCCTTTTCCACTCTCCTAATATGTAGCGATTAAAATATATCGTCCCTTCGTATTCTTTTGACAATTCATCAATATATGTTTTGGGTAGAAATGGATTATCATAGAGCGTCCAACTTTGTGAATAAATATCAAGATCTTCACGATCAATAAACTTTTTAATGAAGTGACTTGGGTTTTTCGGGTTGCCTGTGAAATCGCAAGTCGAGTATGGTAAAGAAAGACGCGATTTTACCAATTCAAACACTTCCTCATTGCTTTCACATATCTCATCCCAATATAAATATTTTATTCTTGCGCCTCTTATTTTTGAAACTTGACTTGCTTTTTCAGTTCCTAAACAATAAACAATCTCACCAAACATCTTGGCTTCGTTTTGCGAATTAATGTCACTTATAAGCGTGTCCCCCCATTTTTCTTGAAGTGGTTTTATAATATTTCTTTGAATCGCGCTTTTGCTTACGCCCAGCAGGAAGTTGAGACCGGGTTTCCCTTTGCGTTCCAAAATACGGTAAGGAATCGTCCAAGATACATCAATATATGTTTTACCGCATTGTGTTGCACCAACTTTTGCATTCCATCGTTTGTTGGCATTGCGTATATATTCAAATTGTTTGGGCGAGAACTCTAAAATATTGTCAGTCGCCTGATTCGTCATATGCTTTATCCCTTATCTTAACAACAATCGTTTCGGCGCTTTTCGACAATTCATCACTTAAATTGTCCAGATGCGCATTATCAGTTTGTCCTAAATATTGTTTACCGAGAAAAATAGCCATTGCGGGATATCTTTCAGCTTGTTTGAATTGTATCCGCCGTAATGATATTTTACCCAATGCTGATTTATCTTTTTGCACCGCCTCGAAGTTTTGATTGTAGTTTTGTTTGCAAAACCGCTTCAATGTGTCGTATGAAACGCCGAAAAACCCACATATTTCATCAACAGAACACATAATCGAACATAACCGCTCGAATTGGTCTTTGTCGATTTTTATGCCATAGACACCTCTTTTGCTTCCTTTTACATTTGACATCTCTTGTCCTCGTTTTTATTATAGCAATATCCTTTTGTTTTAGAATAGTGCAATCACCGATGCACCGAATGTCGCTTGAATGTATGATCTAATATTTTCTTGTGTCACTGCATCCACGAGTACTTTGATTGCTGGTTTGTTTTCATTCCCTCTTTTGACTGCGATGATGTTGCCCATCGTGTTGGCTATTTCGCTATCTGGACTTTCGGTCACGATGACCTTGTCGATTACATTTGCCGATAGAGCGTAGTTTCCGTTGATGACGGCATACTCGCTATCTATTAGTGTGGCTGGAATCGCTTGAGCTTCCATTTCGACGATGTTGCAGTTTTGTAGTCCGTGCTCTTGTAGGAGCGTTAATGCTCTCGCCTTGTTCGATGTATCGTTTGGCACGATGACGGTGTCGCTTGGCTGGATGTTGTCGAGATTCGCTTTCTTCCCGGCATAGATACCAAGTGGCTCGAAGTGAATCTTTGCCACGCTGACCAGGTCGGTGTTGTTGCTCTCATTGAAGTCTTTGAGATACGGTTCGTGCTGAAAGTAGTTTGCGTCAAGGTCGCCACTGTCGAGTGATAGATTCGGCGTGACATAGTCGGTCATCACTACGATGTCGAGTTTGTATCCTTGACTTTCGACATATCCTTTGGCTTGTTCGAGGATCAGTGCGTGTGGCGTTGAACTTGCCCCTACGATGATGTTCTTGTCATCGATGTTGGATGGGTTGCACCCGGCGAGTAGAAATGCGGATAGGATTGCGATTAGGTAGATGTTCTTTTTCATGTTGATTATCTCCTTTCTATCTTTTTGGATATCGCTTGGAATGTGCTTTGGATGGCGAACACGAGAGCAATGATGACCACCGTCGCAGTTATTGTTGCTGTCCAATTGTACCTATAGAAACCGTAGACCATTGCGTAGTTGCCAAGTCCACCACCACCCATCACACCAGCCATTGTGGTGTAACCGAGTATGGATATTGCTACGATGCCTATGCCATCGACCACTTCTGGCAGTATGGATAGGAATTTGATGCGGTACATGATTTTGAATTTCCTTGCACCATCGACTCTTGCCGCTACGATTGTCCAATAGTCGACTTTCTTGAGTGCTGTTTCGATGATCCTCGATGCGAATGGTATCGTGCATATCGTGAGTGGTACTGTTACTGCTGTTGTTCCAATGCCCGTTCCGATGAGTAATCTTGTGAATGGCAGTAGGAGGATCATGAGGATGACGAATGGTATTGCTCTCCCTATGGCGATGATGCCATCGCTTATCTTATGGATGATTCCATTGGGGTAGAGTCCGTTCGGTGCTGTTTCGACGCATACGAATCCTAGCGGTATAGCCACTATGTAGGCGATGGCTAATGGTACGAAGGTCATGTACATCGTTTCGAGCAGTGCTTGGAGTAGGTCGATTAGCATATCTTTGTTGCTACTTTCCCGGTGAATTTCTCCCACCGGTCGACGATGACACTGGCATATTTTTCATCAAGTTCCATCATATAGCAAGTGCGGTTTAATTGCTCGCAAGCTATTAGTGTTGAACCACTACCACCAAATATATCTACTATAATATTTGCTTCTTTATTTTGTTTTAATGCTCTTATACATAATTCTGTTGGCTTTTGTGTTGGGTGTTCTCCAAGCCTTTCACTTGATTGATTAATTCCTCTAACAAACCAAATTTCTTTTTTTCTTTTTGGATAAGTCCAACATAATTCATAAGCTGAACCAAAAACTTTATTTTCTTCATCACTCATTCTTTTAGACCATACTATATAAACACCAGCATCAAAATTAGGAATAGTTTTATATAAATAATCTGCACCCCATATATACCAAATAGGACTTTTAATATTTTTAAATATTTTTGTCATATCAAATTCTTTGTCATCACCTATAACTTTTTTATAATGTGTATTTGTTCCTGGCATCTTTGAATAATCAGTATCTAAATTCATTCCATAAGGCGGGTCAGTAAACACCATATCAGCCTTTTCACCATTCATAAGTTTTTCTACATCTTCTTCTTTTGTGCTATCGCCACACATCAGTCGATGTCTGCCAAGTTGCCACAGTTCGCCCGTGTGGACTCTCGTTTCGATTGTTTCTGGTATCTCATACTCA